GATATGCGGTTGATTATCCAACACAAAGATATTCATTCCTCTTTCCCCTGATAAAACTTATACCCACTGTAGACTCCGGTCTCACCGTCTTCCTCTTCTACAAACCTTATTATACCCTCTTCTTTGAGAACAGTCAATAGATTTTCAGTAGCATGTTTTACGGTGAATAGATGTCCGGCATAAAACGATAAGCCGACAAGTCCTAACAAAAGAGATATGGTCAAAAGATCGCTCATAATATACTCACTAGCCTGTCAAAGTTTAAGACTGAAACATTTTCAGCCTGAGGTAGATACACCCCACTATCGATCGTTTCCTTCGGATAGCAGAATGTAAAGTTCACGTCTTCATTCCTTTCAATGACCCATCCTAGAAAGGTCATCCTGTTACGAGTATCCTGCAGGTTTGCTCTGGTATCATATCCATAACACTCAGTCCCGTCATATAGATTTGATAGAGCGATACCCTTATCAACAACCAAGGAATCAAACCCAAAAATGTATAGCCAGGTAAAATCCTTCTTAATCGCTTCGAGTATAGCATTCATACCCGCATTAGATCTAGGTCTAGCTGGGTTCCAGCCTTCGGTAGCCGAACGTCCCCAGTGAAGCTCGACAGGCTCCCACTTTTCATCCTCGGGCGGTATGATTACGCGGTTAGAGGGGAAATCCGATGATTCAATTTCAGTTGTGATAGCATCATCGATAGCGACCAGATAATCGGGCAAGATATACTTCGGAGTACTAAACCAGAAATCTCGATACAGAGCATTACAGCCGAATACCGTACCCTTACCTCTCAATATCATGAGGTCAAAGGATTGCCTGGATGCGCCGTTACCGATAATAAAAGCTGTGTTCTCCGGCATTTCTGTCATGTTCAAGCTGTTCATAGTCTTTTATCTTTTGAATGTGTTTTCGCTTTTTAGAAACCTTCTTCTTGGTTTTTTTCTCATACTCATACTCTGGATCGTCATTCCAGATATCTTTTTCCTGACGATAGGTTTTGCCCATTGTTTATTTCCAAGTTGATGCCAGTGCTGGCCATGCTTCCTCAAAGAGTTTACGAGTTATGCCTTTATATGGCATCTTACCTTCCTTAATTGAGAGGACTAACTTCGCGTCGTCTGGATCAAGACTCTCCAAAAACTGAACAAACTGAACCTCACGTTGTAGCGTTTTCATATTAGGATAGGGACCTTTTTTCATGAAGATACCAAACTTACGCACGTTTGCATATAAGAATGCCTGGCAGTCTGATTCTTTTGGTTGTGGTTTGTAGGGAGGAGATCCGGCTGGTAAATCGAAAACTAACTTTGGATTAAAACATATGTCGACCACATTCTCCATGGCGATACTATGATCGCTACGTAGAGCAGCGACCTGTTCTTTGCGGCTCGTAATTTTGGATATCCTACTGAGCGCCTCCGCGACACCTTCTTTATACGCCATTAACTTTCTCCGTTAATTGATTCTCAAGTTCTTCCATACGTCCCATTAAAACAGATACTGCGGTGCGAATATTTCCTGTATCGTGTTGGCGAAAACGACTACGTAAGACACCGATCTCTGCTTCAAGTATCTTCATATGAATATAGAGATCATAATCAGACTCAGCCATTAGCTCCTCCTGTAATTCTACATCCCACAAAGTGTCGTGTGGCATTTAAACCTCTCCCTTCACGGGAGCGCAAATAATATGCTTCACAGGTGCGCCATTGAACTGGGACGTTGCGAACTTTTTAATTATTTGTAAATTTTTCCACACATGCTGTTGACATACATCATGAGTTTTAAAAGTTAAACGAACGCCATCATTATGGGTGATTCTTATGGCATCCCGTCGCGTTGAATCTGGTTTGGGGTAAACATCGGGATCGGTCGCCAGCATCATCATGATCACCACTATCTCATACATCTAGAACTCCTGTATAACTTCCATTAAATTTTTAAGACGTTTCTGGACAAAATAGTTGAACATCTTGTCCCTACCGTTTAATTTATAATTATCGAAAATATCAATAACCTCTTCCTGTATATGATCAGGGACGAAATCTAAATCTACTAACTGCTGATTTCTTTTGTATCCTCTTAACATTTCATCAGAGCAGAAATCGTTGGGAGACATACCATTCCAGGCATCTATCTTCTTAGTAGATAATGGTTTCTGTCTTTTTCCTATGACGAATACATCATCGGCAGATAGGAAGTTGGGTACACCATCTCCTCGATCCCCGCGCAGTATGTGTTCATGGATATAGCGAGCAGGGTTACTGCAGTTGATAAATTTCTTCTGCATTGGGCTATACTGCTCGACGTTAGCATATTTCTGTAGCTGAACGAAATCCTTGTCTGATGATAGGATTAGTATAGGATCCGAACCGTTGGTAACCCCAAGATCGCCATACCTATGACATAGCGATGCTATCACATCATCCGCTTCGGCGCGGTCAATTTGAATTACCTTGTATGGGAACTTATCCTTTAGATCATCGCGGATACCGTTTAAAACTTCAAAGATCATATGCCAGTCAAGACCTGACTCTGCTCGATCTTTTTTACGGTGCGCTTTATAGTAAGGAAAGAAGTCGCGACGCCAGTAGTTTTTATCATCGCAACATATGACTAGCTCGCCGTACTTTTCACCGAACTTTTTACGGTATAGCCGCAAAGAGTTTAGAACCATATGGCGAACCAAATCTTCCTCAACAGACGCTTTCTTGCTGCCTATCTGCATCATCAGGTTTGAGATCATCACCTGATTTAAATCAACGAGTATCATAGTATCACTCAGTTTCTATTCATGTATATTATATAGTATACCTGCAACAGGAAAAAAAGTCAAGGTATTTAATCAAAGTCGTCATCGAGTCCTTCGATCTCTAGCTCTTCAGTAATCTCGTCTATATGTTCCTTGAATGGATGGTAAAGGTCTATAGACTGGTAGAGGCATGCTCGTAATGTCTCTATGGTATAGCTATACGTAGTTATGAACTCTGGCTTGTATATGTCAAAACCGTGTAGACCGAGTTTGTTTATGAGTTGAGTTGAATAATGCTCTACTACGTGATCAACGTATACTCTCTTGTTCTCGTCAAACTCTGCCTGAAGTTCTTTATTATTACGCGGTTTCTTATCTTCCCCAGTCCTTGACTTGGGAAAGTTTATCACATTATTCGCATTACTTATCATTTGATTGCTCTGAGGATAATCATATTTGTATTTATTCTACCATTCGGGATAGTGCCCTTGGTATTTATGTCTGGTAGAAGTTTGGATAGGATACGCTTGCCCCCAGACAATACGTTCGGTAGAATCTGCTCTGGTTTTCTAAGTTTCTTCTGTTCCGACGACTCGGGATCGAATCCTTGCAGAGTCGTGCCTTTTATAGAAAGACCCGCTGGACCCATAGCATCAAACTTCTTCAGCTTCCTATCTTTGGTATCATATACCCATAGCTGATTACAACCGATTATGTCCGCAGGATTTATACTCACCAGTTTGAGTTCTTTATACTCAGACTGATACTTTAATTTTGAGACCTGCTTCGAAACAGACTGTGGTTTTTTGACCCTCGTCTTACGAACCGTTTTCTGATTAGCGCCCCATGTGGCGGCATCATCTACGAGCATCTGAACGAACTTAATAAAACTCTTGAGCTGTTTCTTACTTACATCCTTGTATCCCTCGTTTAGATCTGGATCCTTACCAGCTTCAGTTAGGACAAGTTCAGATAGGAGAGGTCTGTAATAATCAGCGATAGCGTTTGACTGTTGTGCTTTCACATCGTTAGAGCGTAGCCAGTCATACATATTGAAATCGCTCTTATACTTATCGGTGAACAGATCCACCTGTTCCTCTATCTCGGCGATGTAGTTACCCACCTGCTCACGGATACGTTCCTGTATCGATACCTTTGGAATGGTCTTTTTGACCTCTTCCTTTTTAGCTTCAACCACCTCCTTGCCCATATCAAACAGTTTCTGTATGCTCTCATCGAACCAATCCGAACTCTGCTTAGGAACGGAACATCCTTTTGCTCTCATCCGGCATATCGTAGCCAGGACATGATTGAATCTCCAATCAGGAAGTTTGTTCAGCAACTGGAATTTGCTCTTATCCTTTTTATAGAAAGAGCGCACTGCCTTGGCATGATCTTTTTGATTGTGAAAGTAGTTATACCAGTTATACGCCTTACCCATCATTTCCATGGTGGGTTCCTGGTTTCCCCAATCGGGTTCGCCGCCCATGTATTTCTCATCTAGAGTTTTGGACGTGCGAACTGGTTTTTTTCGGCGAGGAGCTTTAATTGCCATCGTCATACTCTCCCGATATCCACCTCTCAGCCGATGACATTACGATTGTAGGATATTTCCTAATAGCATATCCCGTACCAGCCTCGAGATCTTTTTTCTTGATTAATCGTTTATGGGGATGCTTGATCTCCTTCCAGTTCTCAAGCATTCTCTTACAAAGAAGATCGAATTCTCCATCCGAAATCTTACTCGTATCCTTCCTGTAGTACAGATAAGACGACATAAGATATATCGGTACCAAACGGTGAATGCTGATATCCTCGATATTCATTAGATGCGCACCTCGATGCCGAAGTTTTGTTCGGTCCATTTATGACCCATGTCCTTCACGAGAGCAACAGCGATGTCTTCAGCCGGAGACGTATCCAACTTATTAAAAAGTTCTACAGCTCTGTCGATCAGACCGTTTTCGATATCCTTTTTGATAGCGAAGGTAGCGGCTGCATCTTCGAATTTCATGATCTGCATATCTTTTTCATTAGCCCAAATCGTTTGAGCTTCTTCCATGTGGAAATCGATAACTGCTTGAAGGTTTTTCATTTCATATCTCCTTATCAACTATATTAACTATACCGCGAACGGAGAAATAAGTAAAGAACTATTTTACTTTTTAAAACAAATAGTATCAAGGACTTAGAAATTAATTTTCAAGCATGTTCTTTAACATACCCTCCCATTCCGGTATTCTTCCGTCCCAGGAGTAGAAGTTATCGGCGTATACCTTTTGAAAGTGTAATTTGGCGTCATGACGTTCATTCCAGAAGTCTTCCATCACCGCCTGCACCATGTTGACGAACCGTTGTGCGTTGGTGTTAGGATCGCTGTGCATCTGATACATATTAGCGAATCCTGCTGCCGTTTCTGGGAGAGCTGCGTGGTTGTTAGTAACGATACAGCATCCGGCACTCATAGCTTCCATCAGAGCGATACATGAAGTCTCTGGCCATATGTTAGGGTAAGCGAATATGTGCGCTTTCTCAAGAGCCTTCCTGATTTCAGAGTTAGGAACTGTCCCGTGATTTGTGATGCCAGGGTGCTCCTCACACATTTTAAACAGTTCCTTGTATGGCTCATCGCGCTGTGGCCAACCATAGATATTAAATGACGAGTATACATCCAGATGAATCTTATCGCCATAGTGCTCATAAAGTGCTTTGAAACTAGGAACCAGCAGCTCTAACCCACGGTGCGGAGTTGTGTGGTAGATAAAGTTAATCTTATCTCCCTTCTTCTTTTTATGCTCACGTATGGGTTTGATTGCATTTTTTAGAATCACGGACTCGTCATACGTAATGCCATGGGCAAGATGATAGGTCTGAAACTGATAGTCTGAAACGAAAACTAACTTGTCGAACCGTTTACGCGAGTCCTCCTCCTTAATATGCTGTATCTCTGGATCATCCCATGTATCATGGAGCCATAAAATATTCTTTTTATCTTTAGCAATATCTCGGACTCGCGAGCAGATGATATTGAAATTATCGAGTAGACCAGGATTGAGACGATCAAAAAGACCTTCTCTCATCATTTCAGTACCACCCTTTGCTCCAATAACATTACCGTTATTATCGATATTGGAGTTTTCGTCGCCCATGCCTGTTACGGTGAACTTCATAGCGCAACTAGCTGCATTTCAGTCACAGAGTCGATACGGAAAGAACGCCATGCCTTTTTATCCAGATCCCAAACAGGTAGGACAGCTTCGTTAACAGCCTTCTTGTTGTTTTCAGAAACTTCCCCATCAGGAAGGAAATCTGATTTGAGGGTGCAACGCATATCACGAGTTGTACCATCAACCTTTGTAAAACGAACATCACACACATTTTCCAAAAGAGTCGCCTTCATGTCATCACGATTCATTATTTAACCTCCGTTATTCCAGAATCTTTCATACGATATTTACCACCTGGCTTACCCCAAAGTTGGGTCGCAGGAACACGGACGAATGGCTTATTCGTCTCGCTCTTGATAGGGTTGGGGATGGTAATCATAACATTCTTACCAGCCGCCCATGCCTTCTGCTTGTTCAAGGAAACAGAAAGATCATTAGCTAGGTATTCCCGTCGCATGATATTACGGGTATCCCTGCTAACATTGGGACGTTGTCCCTGACTAATGAAACCTTTGCTCTTACCGCCTTTTTTACGTGCCATTATCTACTCCCATAGTATATTCTGATTGTATTATATATTAGACCAAAAGTCAACCAAATCTTGATAAAAATTTTCCAATGTGATGGACGAAAGGCAGTAAAGCAATAGCCATCATAAGGTTGACTCCAGTATGAGCCATTGCTATTCGCAACGTATCGCCCTTTGGCATACCGTCTGATACTAAAAGACCAGCTAACCAAATAGTTCCGGTCGTTCCTATGTTCGCTCCAAGTACTGCTCCTGATGCAACGAGCGCTATGATGGCTGTGGTCGAAAGCGAAGATGATTGCCAAAGCAGAGTCATTACGATACCACCGAGGAACATCCAGTAAGGATTATGAATAAAGAAACTCAGATGATCCATATTACCCATGGACTTCATACCACCTGAAAACATTTTTAGTCCAATATAAAAGACTACCAATCCCACAAGAGTCGTAATCACTGGGTTACCTAGATCCATTTTCTTTACCTTCTTCCAAAGTTTATCAGCCATCGTGCACCTCCGAATTATATATTTCGGTAACTTTTAATTGTAATAAAACTTTAATATCATTCAGTCAAAAACAGGTGTGATGTCTTCTGTTGTGCCTCTTGAAGAGAGCATGAGAACTCTGCGGATACACGCCGAAGGAACTCATCTATCGTTTGGTTCTCACCCTGCTGCACCTGCTTGAATGCTTGCCACATCATCTCGATGCGCTGTTCTTCATTCATAGATCTTTCCTTTCTATATCTTCCTCTACACAATTTATTCCATACTGAATTTCTATAACATGTAGAGGCATTTCGGTCTCATTCGCTAACATATGCCAACCCTCTCGTCCGATATGAATTGTCTCAAACTTATGTTTAGTTGCTACATGCTCTACATCAGAGGAGGCTGAACTCAGTGTATATATACTAGCCGTTCCCTCAGCCACAAACCAGTGTTCAGATCTATCGCGATGTTTCTGCATACTCAATCTAGAATTAGGATTGACAACCAGCTCCTTGAGTTTTACCTCAGGACCATAATCCCTAAGGACACGATAATATCC